CTCAACAAGTATCTCAAGTAGCAGCTCAAGCAGCCTCATCAGCAGCAAGCGCAGCAGCTTCCTCAGCCGCGTCATCAGCAGCATCAAGTGCAGCAAGTGGAGCAGCTTCAGGAGCAGCATCAGGCGCCGCTTCAACTTCTGCTTCGAGTGCATCAACATCTGGAGCATCATCCTCCTCCCAATCATCCTCCTCATCTTCCCAATCCTCATCATCGGGTGGGGAGTCCTCTTCATCTACATCAAGTGGGGAGAGCAAAAGCGAAAGTTCAAGTTCAAGCAGCGAATCAAAAAGTGAGAGTAAGAGTGAGTCTAAAGAGGAAAGTAAATCTGAATCTAAAGAAGAAAAGAAGGAAGATAAGAAAGAGGAAAAAAAGGAAGAGAAGAAGGAAGATAAGAAAAAAGTAGCGATAAATCCTATAATGATAGGCTCAGACTTAACTGTAGGACAAAACGCTACAGGTGGATTTACTCCTGTTATATCACTTGGTTTGAACCAATCATCAGCTACAGGTGAATCAAGTTGGGGCGTAACAAGTATGATATGGGCTGATTTAAAATCATTTGCATTATCTGCTAATAGAAGTGAATTAGTATTTAAAAACGGTCAATTAAAGGCAATTAACGCGTATTCATATACTATAGCTAACGTTAATGGTACTAACATGACTTTCGGTGGTTACACATATATTAAACCACATCCTAAGTATGGTACTATAGGATTTAATGCTTCATATATTAATATCAAATTAAAAGGAGAAGTTGATTATACATACTCATTTATGTCATCATTAACTGGATTTTGGACTAAACCATATCAGATAAATCCCAAAACAACCTTATCACCAGGTGTGTTTATAATGTCCTCACCTTACTCATATAATACAGGTACAGGTAATACTTGGAATTATAATATTAACGGATTGGTTGGATGTGGTTATTCATTTAAAATAAGTAAACGTTTTGGTTTCCAAGCTGATTATAAGGCAATGGTATCTACAGTACCCGGTTCACCTATACTTAGTTTCTTCCTAATTGGTTCTAAGATGCAATTATAGATATTTATATATATGAAGTATATATTATCATTATTGTTATTAATCACTGTCACATCTTACAGTCAAGACACAGTTACCCTAGTTCATAAAGCATATAAAACAACTTATAGCAAGTCTAAACATTATCCTGTTAAGGTAGAATGGTGGATTACTAAAGCATCATTAACATGTGATGTTAAAGTTAAACGTGGTGACAAATTTATTCCTGATCCAAAATTACCAACTGAAACAAATTTACAAGCTGATTATACAGGTGCTGGATTTGATCGTGGACATAACTTTCCAGCTGCTGATGCATCATGTGATCAAATAGCTAATGAGGAATCATTTTATTTTAGTAACATGACTGCTCAATACGCGGCATTAAATAGAGGTGATTGGAAAGAATTAGAAATGAAGACTCGTGGAATTGCTATTAAAGACGATTCAGTTCATATTTGGGCAGGTTCAGTTGGAGTAGCTAAAAAAATAGGCACTACATCAGTTCCAACTAAATGCTGGAAAGTAATATATGTTAAGAAATATAACGAATGGATGGCGTTTATATTTGATAATAGTACAACCAAAGCAGATGGATTGTATAACAACAGAGTTGAAATTAAAGATGTTGAGAAACTAACTGGTTTCAAATTTCCAAAAAAGTAATTTTGGCTTGACCTAAATAATTCATTATATTTAGGATATGTATAAACTCAAACATTTTTTCCAACGCATATACAACTTATATCGTTGGGCTCCAATCATATGGAGAGATCAAGATTGGGATCATTCTTATATCTATGAAATACTTAAATTCAAATTAAAGAATCAAGCTGAATATATTGGTAGTAAAAACAGATATATTGGGGCTAAACGTGATGCTGAAATAATGATGTTATGTACTCGTCTAATAGATAAAGTACAAGATGGATATTATGGAAGAGAATACTTTGACTATCATGAATCAGAATTAAAATTTATTCCTAGTGAGTCTCATCCTGGCAGTTATGAAATGGAAATAGAATACATCTCAGAACACTATGTTGATTACTTTAAAAAGTACCCATTAGTATATAGAATGGTTCCTGATTTAAAAGCATCTAAAGAAAAAATAGCATTTAATATCGCTAAGATAAATGAAGAACGAGCACATAAATTATTATTTAAAATACTAGAACAAAACATTCAAAGATGGTGGGACTAATTATATCTATAGTATTAACATTTGCTTTACTAGCATATGAAGTATACACAGCCCCAATGATGGACGACAATGGTCGTGTAACACAAGAGGGTAAAAAATTATCTGATTTATTTAAAAAGAAAAAATAATGGGCATAGTAATAGGAATTGGAGGTAGTTTTATATTAGCTGCTATAGTGGCTACATTTTGGGTACGTGGAATTGATTATATGAAAGAAAATCACCCTGACTATAAAGGGGAAGATTTCTTAGGCGATGACCTAGACTAATAGACTATATTTAGTCCATGAATTTACAGCCAGTATATCCAAAAAACGATCCTGAATATAGGAAACGAATCATGGAAGCGTTTTATAAAACAGTTAGGGACACTAATTGGGGTGCTGATAATGAAGGTGACTACCAAGGTAAACCACGAGGACGGAAAGCTAAAGTAGTTGGACGTATTGAATCAAAACCAAGAACTAAGGGTGAAATGGATGCTTATAAAAATAAATTTTTTAATTTTAATAAATAAAATATGAACAAATCATCATTTATAATAGTAATTGCTCTTGTAATTATATTTGGAGTAATAACAGGTTATCAAAACCATAAAATAAATACTCTAGAAAGCCAAAGTAAAATAGAAGTTTTAGTTGGTGGAGACATTGAAAAAGAACAATTACGAAATCGAGTTGATAGTTTACATGACGAGTTATTCATTTCTAAAGTACAAAATGGAAGATATGAGTTAACTTTAGAACATTTAAATGAAGTAAATCCTAAAGCAGCTCTTGAATTTGTGAATTTTATGAATCACGAAACAGAATAATTAAAATAAAAGGTTATGAATGTAATGTATAATATTGACTCCACTACAGGGTTAATGAATTTACGATTTAAGAGAAATATCTTAGATCCATTATCTAACAAGGATATATTTGAAAAATATATTTTACCTATTTTAGCAATGAATGAGAATTTTTGTTTAACAGGTAGTTTATCTCTTAAAATGTTAGGTTTTGAACCTATGGATAATATAGGTGATTTTGATTTAGCATTAACAGATACATTTACTGAAGATGAGTATAACGCTATCAAAAATTTCTTTCATTTATATAATACTAATGAAGGATATAATTTTGATAATGGTACTCCATTAACAAATAAATTTGATCCTAAAGCTCATATGTGGCAGTTAAGAAAGACATGGGAGGAGGAAGTAAATGAAGACTTAGGAAGATCTAGACAATTTAAATTAGATATTTTTAATGATGAAATGATTCGTAAAAAAGATATTATTATAATACATTATGATGATTTTCCTATTAAATTAGTTCATCCAAGTATTACTTTAAGTTATAGAATGAGATATGCTTTAGATACTAGATCGTCCACAACATTTAAGTACTATGAAAAAATTAAAGCATTAATGGATAATGCTAAAAGTTATTATAACAATATTAGAGCAATATCTAAAATGTATGCTCGTGTTCATGAACATAATGCTAATATTGAAGGTAATGAAAAGAAAATTACTTACATCAGGGACTTAATTGATAGAAGGAACTATAACATGGATGAATTCTTTAAAAAAGTATTTGAGGAAACATTAGAACCGTTTACATTACTAATGGAAAAAGAACATGACCAGTATCTAAATAATAAATAATTGACCGGGGAAACAATAATATATTTAATATATGAAAATAGTAGCAATATCAGATACTCATGGTTTTCATGAGCGTTTAACTAGTAACGCTAATTTCCCTAATAATTTACCTTATGGTGATTTACTTATCCATGCTGGTGATTTTTCAAGTACAGGTAAAAAAGGTGAAGTGGAAGACTTTATTGAGTGGTTACAAATGGTAGCACCTAACTACACTTATGGAGTAGTGTTTATTGCTGGTAATCACGATCGTTCATTCGATCCAAAATTTAACTATGAAAATAATCAAAAAACTAAACCGACGTGGGTGGTTGATATTTTATCTAATATCCAATCTAGTGGCAATATACATTATCTTGAAAACAGCTCAATTAATATAAACGGTATTAATATTTGGGGTTCACCTATCACACCTTGGTTTCATGGTGACAGATGGGCGTTTAATAAGTATAGAGGAGATGAAATTAAAGAAGTATGGGAAGCAATTCCAACAGATACTGATATAGTTGTCACTCATGGTCCTGTAGCTTATAAATTAGACTTTACAGTTTATGATAGACAATATGTTGGATGTGAAGATTTAAGAAAAGCAATTAACTTTATTAAACCTAAACTTCACATATCAGGACATATTCATGAAGGACATGATACTGATTATGATGAGCATACAACTTATGTTAACGCTAGTATTTGTACTTTAAGTTATGATCCAACAAATATGCCTTGGGAAATAGAATTATTAGATGGAGAAGTATTAATTAAATAAAATTATATGAAAAAATTTAAATGGCTAGAATTTATAACTAATGTAGTTATACTTTCATTTTTAGGTTATGTATTATATTTTGGATTCAGAATGTTATACTATGTCTGGACAGCGTAAATCTAAGAAAAAGAACGAGAAACGAGATTGGTTTATAGTCTATAGTGACTATGGATACTTTAAAGGATTAGCCAACGGTGGACAGCTTATATGGACGCAAGACGAAACCGAGGCTAAACCTTTAGATCATCCTAATAAAATGAGAATGATAAAATTTTTGGCTCCTAAAGATATTGAAGTTATATTAGATTATATATGAGTAAACATACATTATGGGTTGAGAAATATAGACCCGATATATTAGAAGGTTATTTAGGTAATAATGATTTTATATCTAGTCTAGAAGAATGGATTAGTAAAAACGATTTCCCTAACTTATTACTTTATGGTCCTCCAGGCACAGGTAAAACTACAGCAGCTAAGTTAATAGTAAAAAACATTAATTGTGATTTTATTTACTTAAACTGTTCTGATGAGAATGGTATTGATACAATTAGAGATAAAGTAAAACAATTTGCTTCAGGTGCTACATTTAAACCACTTAAAGTTGTTATATTAGATGAAGCTGATTTTTTAACTATAAATGCTCAAGCAGCACTTAGAAATGTTATTGAATCATTTAGTTTAACTACTAGGTTTATATTTACTTGTAACTTTGTAGAACGTATTACTGATCCATTACAGTCTAGATTAACTGTATTCGCATTAAACTCTCCTGAGCCTAAAACAATAGCTAAGCGTTTAAAAGAAGTACTTGAAACAGAACAAGTAGAGTATGATATTAAAGATGTAGTTGAAATAGTTAAGAAAACATATCCTGATATTAGACGAGCATTAAGTTTAATTCAGGGTTTATCTATTGGAGGTAAATTAGTAGTTAAGAAAATTACTGATGGCAATTATGTAGAACAAATAGTTAGTGAGGCTAAATCTAAAAAGAAAACATCGTTTAATGCTATTAGACAAATTATAGCTAATAATGATATAAATGATTTTACAGGTTTATATAAGTCATTACATAATGATTTTTCATCACCTGAGGCAACTATAATAATAGAAGAATATTTATTCCATTCAACTACTATACCTGATAAAGAAATATGTTTTATGGGTTGTGTAGCTAAATTATTAAACACATGAGTAAAATAGATTTTGTAAACAATTTTAAAGACATCTGTGGTGACATAGAATTTGTCACTGAGCAAGCATGTAAAATAACAGATGAAAATATCACTACAGATAAGATTAATGTTAGTTTTAAAAAAGTAGATAGACAAACATTAATAGACTTAGCAAATGAAACTTTTGATAATATAGATAAAGTAACAGAGTTTATTAATAAAATATATGACCAATATGAAGATATGATCCATATGATATTCTTTGGCTACACAGATGGAGATAAGGAAATATATTTTGAAGTTAGAGAACCAGGTGAGTCATCAAATATCATTTCATATGATGAAGTTAAAGATAAAGAATATGAATATCTATTAGATGATATTAATGATACAGCTAAAGAATTAGCAGGTGATATACTTAATAAAACAGGATTAATTATACCATCAGTAGATACTTATTTTAAAGCAGGTTGGAGAAAAGATGGTATTACACATTTTGTAATATTTGAACCATTATCAGGTTTAATACCTATTTTAAACGCGTATTGTAAACATATAAATTCTAATACTGAAGAATTGGAAAATTGGTTGGATGAACATTCATCAGGTGTATTAACTATTATGAGTTATAAAAATGATAACGGAAATATATCTTTAAACATTTATACAAAAAACAAAATATGAGTCAAGAACAAGTAAAATTAAACATTGACCTAAAGAAAACAACTCCCATTACTTGTGATGAGTGTGGTAAAACAGTTTTCCAAGAAGGTCTTATGCTTAGAAAAGCAAACAAATTTCTAGCAGGTACAGCACAAGATGCTCTTATTCCATTACCTGTATTCTCATGCTCTGCATGTGGACATGTTAATGAAGAGTTTTTACCTGAACCACTTAAAAATTTAGATAACAATGAATCTATTTGATTGGCTAAACGAGATAACATTTAGTAAACGTCCTTGGAATAGTTTTACAGACGAAGATAAAGAGGTATTTAATATCTATATGATTCATCGTTTTGTAAGTATGGATCCTACTTATATTGAAGTAGTTAATATGATCCAACGTTACCCTAATGCGTCTCGTAGACATGTTTATAATTTCTATTGTGATGTGTTACCTAAAAAGAAAACATTCTTTAGATATATTAAACCTAGCAACAAATGGGATAAGGAAATACTAAGTAAGGTAGCTGATTACTATAAGATTAGTACTAGAGAAGCTAAGGAATGTATATCAGCCTTAACAGATGAAAAACTTAAAACAATACTTAACGTGGGGACGTCAAGTACAAATAAAAAAAGGAAAAACAAAATATGATAACATTTACATTAGGAATTTCAGCTGCGATAGTAGTTGGGATGCTTGTTTGGTTCACAATTGCTACTATCAAGTCAGCAAAACAAATCAAGCAATTAGAAGAACAAAAAGAAAATTTATGGAGAGAAATTGAAGGACGTTGTAATAACATAGAACGTATGTTAGATGATATGATTCGAGATACAGATAATCGTTTAGTCTCGGAACATAATTATACTAACTCACGATTCGATAAATTCTCTAATATAGTTGATCGTGACTATGTTAAGAAGAAAAATAAATTAGACAATACGATCGATTATAACAATTAATATATAACTTGGCGTCCCCCATTAAGTTAACTATATTTAATTTATGCAATTAGACTCAGTAGTAACATCAATAATTGAACAGTTCATAGAACGTTCAGAACGAGGTAAAGCAAAATATGGAGTTGATTTAGACAGAACAGATCTATCATTATTAGAATGGATTGAACATGCTAAACAAGAACATATGGACGCGATCCTATATTTAGAAAAAATAAAACAAGTTATAAGTGGCAAAGATAAAGTTGACTGAGATTGAACTTAAAATAAAGAATTATCAACCTAAAGAAGTTGATTACAGATATCAGTCTACTGTATCCTACTCTCAATACTCAATGTGGCGTAGATGTCCTCACCAATGGGAGCTAGCTTATCTTAAAGGATTATCAGCATACACAGCTTCAATTTATACTATATTTGGAACAGCAGTTCATGAAACAATGCAACATTATTTAAAAGTAATGTATGAACAAAGTGGAGCGGCAGCTGATAGAGAAGATATAGTAGGAATGTTTAATGAGCGTTTTAAATCAATTTATAAAACTGAGTTTGAAAAAACTAAACAACATTTCTCTAATCCAGATGAAATGAGAGAGTTTTATGAGGATGGAATTAATATACTTGAATGGTTTAAAAAACATCGTTCACAGTTTTTCACTACACGTAATGTTGTTTTATTAGGCATTGAAATACCTTTAATGGTAGGTCTATCTAAAAATTTATTCCTTAAAGGTTATATTGATTTTGTATTATATGATAAGGATTTAGATAAAGTTTATATCTATGACATCAAAACATCCAGGTCAGGATGGAATGATAAAGCTAAAAAAGATGATATTAAGTTAGCTCAAATATTATTATATAAAGAATACTTTGCTAAACAATATAATATTGATATAGATAAAATTGAGGTAGAGTTTTTTATATTGAAGAGAAAAATATGGGAAAATGATTCATTTACTATACCTTATATTAGTTCATTTAAACCACCTAGTGGTAAGATTAAACGCAAACAAGCTGCTGATAAATTCAATATGTTCTTAACTGAATGTTTTGATATTGAAGGTAAAATGATAAATAAAGACCATCCTAAAATAGTGAGTAAAGAATCTTGCACTTACTGTCCCTTCAACAATAATAAAGAACTTTGTGATAAGAATGTCGCCTTATAGATAATACGTATATTTATATATATAAAATATATTATTATGGGAGACAACAAATTAACAAGCGTAAAAGTAAACGAAGACTTGTTTGAAGAATTTAAAGTGATGTGTGTTAGAACAAAGTTCTCACTTCAAAAATTAGTAGATAGAAGTATACATTCATACTTAACTAATGAAGAATTTAGAAAAGAAATACATAACCACACTAATTTAGCTCTATCAGGCAGTCAACAATAAAAAATTAAATCCGTTATGAAAGAAGGTTACATTCCACAAGCAGACAGAAAAAAAATATTATTACTAAGTGATGATATTAGATTCACCTCAGGCATAGCTACAATAGCTAGAGAAATAGTAGTAGGCACATCGCACAAATTTAATTGGGTTAATATAGGTGGTGCTATTGATCATCCAGACAAAGGTAAACGTTTAGATTTAAGCGCTGACACTAATAGTCATAATGATATTAATGATGCTAGCGTTTTTATTTATCCTGTATCAGGTTATGGTGATGCTCAATTGATTCGTCAATTAATAGAAATTGAAAAACCAGACACAATAATGTTCTTCACTGATCCAAGATATTGGACTTGGTTATTCCAAATTGAAAATGAAATTAGAAGGAAAGTACCTATGATTTATCTTAATATTTGGGATGACTATCCAGCACCATTATATAATGAAGCATTTTATGAATCATGTGATGGGTTAATGGCTATATCTAAACAAACACTTAACATTAATAAAATAGCGTTAGGTGATAAAGTAAAAGGTAAAGTATTAAGTTATGTGCCGCATGGTATAAATGAAAATATATTCTATCCTGTTACTGATGAAGTTAAATTAGATGAAGTTAGAAAAAATATCTTTGGAGATAGAAAATATGATTTTGTATTAATGTTCAATTCTAGAAATATTAGACGTAAGTCAGTTCCAGATACATTAGCTGCATTTAAAGTATTTTTAGATAAATTACCTAAAGATAAAGCTGATAAATGTGCTTTTATATTACACACTCAACCTATTGATGAACATGGTACTGATTTATATGCAGTACGAGATATGTTATTTACAGAAGAACAATGTAGTCAAATATATTTCTCAAGCGGTCGTATTCCATCTCATGATATGAATTTAATTTATAACATATCAGATGCTACTATATTATTAAGTTCAAATGAAGGATGGGGATTATCATTAACTGAAGCTATGATGTGTGGTAAACCAATTATAGCAAATGTTACAGGTGGTATGCAAGACCAAATGCGTTTCAAAGATGAGAATGGTAAATGGATTGATTTTGATTCTGAGTTCTGTTCTAACCATTATGGTACTTATAAATTAGCAGGAAAATGGGCTTATCCAGTATTCCCAAGTAATAGAAGTATTCAAGGTTCAGTTCAAACACCTTATATATTTGATGATAGAGCTAATTTTGAAGACGCAGCTAGAATGATTGAGAATGTATATGATACAAAAATGAACGCTCCAGATTACTATAAAGAAGTTTGTGATGCGGCTCGTGAGTGGGTTACATCAGAAGAATCAGGCATGTCAGCTTCAAACATGTGTAAAAATGTTGTAAAACATGTTGATGAAGTTTTGGCTACATGGAAACCAAAACCTAAATTCGAGTTAATAAAAATAGAGCCACTTAAAAGAAAACATATTCGTCACAAATTAGTATATTAGTAGTTATGAAACCATTATTGTTTATTAGTTGTCCAGTAGAGACAATGTCAGGATACGGAGCGAGAAGTAGAGATATAGTTAGAGCAATTTTAAAGTATGATAAATACGATGTTAGAGTTTTATCTCAACGTTGGGGCAATACAGCATACAATGCTCTAGATTTAAATAATCCAGATGATAAAATCTTATATGATTTGATTTGGAAGGAACAACAGTTGCCTAAACAGCCTGATGTTTGGATTCAAATTACAGTACCAAATGAATTCCAACCAGTAGGTAAATTTAATATTGGTATTACAGCTGGTATTGAAACTACTATATGTGATCCAAGTTGGATTGAAGGTATTAATAGAATGAATTTAACATTAGTATCATCTAACCATGCTAAAAAAACATTTGAGGAATCAGCATTTGAGAAAAAAGATCCAAAAACAGAGCAAATATTAGGAGTAGTTAAATTAGAGAAACCAATTGAAGTATTATTTGAGGGAGCTGATTTAAATAAATATTTTGCTATACCAGATACTGAGTTAGAAGAAACAGATTTAGTTTTATCATTAGATGAGATTAAAGAAGATTTTTGTTTCTTATTTGTGGGCCATTGGTTACAAGGACAAATAGGTGAAGATAGAAAGAATGTAGGTTATATGATTAAAGCATTCTTAGAAACATTTAAAAATAAAAAGAAAAAACCAGCATTATTATTAAAAACAAGTAGTGCTAATAATTCTATTTTAGATAGAGATGATGTACTCAAGAAGATAGATGCCATTAAAAACACAGTTAAAGGCGATTTACCAAACATTTACTTACTACATGGTGATTTAGATGATAAGGATATGAATGACTTATATAACCATGATAAAGTTAAGACTATGATTAGTTTAACTAAAGGTGAAGGTTTTGGTAGACCATTACTTGAATTTAGTTTATCTAAAAAACCTATTATAACTAGTAATTGGAGTGGACATTTAGATTTCTTAAATCCAGAATTTAATACACTTGTAGGAGGTGGTTTAACTAATGTACATTCATCAGCTGTAGTTAAAAATATGATATTAGCTGAAGCACAATGGTTTACACCTAATGACGCTAATGTAGCAGATGCATTAGAAAATAATTATAAGGATTATAATAAGTATGCTGAGTTAGCTAAACGTCAAACACATTATGCTAAAACTAACTTCTCATTTGATAAAATGGCTGAGGTATTAGATACTATACTTGATGGAATACCTAAACAAGTAGAAATTAAATTACCTAAACTTAAAAGATTATCATAATGACTAGTAAAGAGTTTATTATATGGTTAAAAGGATTTATAGCTGGATCTAATAATTATGATTTAACTCCATCAGGTTGGGAAGCATTAAAAAGTAATTTAGAACAAGTAGAAGATGATGACAATACATTAAGACATGCTTATCTAAAAGATAGTGAGGGATATGAAAGTCTTGATGAATTAGAAAATGATTTCTTTGGCCCTATGGATGATAGTGAAGGAAATGAACGTAATATAGATGCAGTAGAGGAAATGAGAAAATACGCCGAAGAGGAAATGGAAAAAAGAATGGATATTATAGGACAAAATGGTAATGAAGGATTACACTATGATAATGAAATAGAAAATTATAAATTATAAAATATATTTATTATGAATGATAAATTAGTTATATGTGCTAAATGCGGTTCAGATGCTTGTTATGAGCATGAAATAGAAAAAATAACAGTTTGGAGTTGTATGGGCTGTGGCTTTACAACTAACGAATTAATGTTAGAAGGAAGTCAATTAGTAACTGAATCAGAAGAAGTAATGCCTGAGTTGTATAAGGATATTAAGTTTATAGATGATCAAAAACGAGTTTGGTATCCAACAGTTATAAATGTCCATGATAAAGGTACTGTATTTGTAAATGGTACAAATAATGAGACTTGGGGATGGGCAGGTATTAAGGCTATTGAAACAACAGATGAAGAAAAAGAAAAGTTCAAGGGAGCCACTTACAAATCAGATCCTAAAACACTACAAACATTTGATAAAAACTCATTTGATGAGGCTTGTGCTTACATTGGGTTAATTTAAAATTTAAGTTATGGCTAATATTAGTTTTGCTATTACAGCTTGTAATGAGCATATTGAATTAGAACGTCTATTAAAACAATTAGATAAAAACATTAAAAAGAAGGATGAGATAGTAGTTCAATTAGATATTACTGCTACACAAGAAGTTAAAGATATAGTTAGTAAATATAAATTAATAAACTATATTCATCCATTAAATAATGACTTCGCTACATTTAAAAATAATCTTAAAAGCATTTGTACTAATGAATGGATATTCTTTATAGACGCTGATGAGTATTTAAGTGATGATTTATTATTTAACATACATGAAATACTTGACGCTAATAAAGGCATTGTAGATGTTATATCAGTACCTAGGATTAATACTGTAGATGGTTTAACTAGAGAACATATTGATAAATGGAGGTGGTTTGTAGATGAAAATGGTTATGTTAATTATCCTGATTACCAAACTCGTATATGTACTAATAAACCTAATATTGAATGGGTAAATAAAGTACATGAGCGTTTAATAGGATGGAAAACGATAGCTAACTTACCTTATGGATATGATTTAATTCATCCAAAAACAATTGAAAGACAAGAACGTCAAAACAATTATTACAACACTATATGATTAACTTAACTATAGCTATTGATGATGTTAATCCTAAAAAGGATTGGAGAATATTTGGAGACAAAACTGAAAAGTATTTATTTGAATTAAATAAACAGTTTGGAGCTAAATTTACTTTATTCATACCTTCAAACCATCATGGTGATGCTAAATTATCTGAAAATAAAAATTGGGTTGATGAATTACTTGATGCGGGTATATTTGAATTAGCCGCTCATGGACATTTTCATCAAACATCAGATAAAAATAAGTTTGGTGAATGTGAATTTTATGAATTAAATAATCCATCATTAGTAGCAGACAGATTAAATCTATTAGTTAATGAATGGAATAGTGTAAACTATTTACCACATGGATGGAGAAATCCAGGTTGGTTAGCTAGTCCAGTTAGTGTTGAAGCATTAAAAAATACTTTTAAATACTCAGCTATACATTATGAACATAATAGAGGTTTAGATTGGGGTACATGTAAAACAGTTTATGGAGCAGATGGCATTCATCAAACTGATATTAAAATACATAATAACAATGCTATAATGTTTCAATCTCATATATTTGGAGATTGGAATGACAATGTTTGGAATGAAGATAACTTTGATCAATTTAAATCAAGTCTTGATTATTTGGTCACTAATAATGAAATTAGTTTTGTCACAATAAAAGAATTTGTAGATGGTAAGAACACTTAAATCCGATCATGAGAACATTGATAAATGGAATTATAGATTTTGGAATAGTTTTGAAATACCATTACAAGGTAGTCACTCACCTCATATGTGGGCTCAAGCATTAACTCACTTAAATAAAATATATGAGTTAGTAAAATGGAAAACAATGGCTGACATAGGATGTGGTTTTCCTCCTTTAGACTTACAAAAATTACCTATGTTTTCAGGTATTGAAACTATAATTAGGGCTGATGGTAGCCAATATATAGTAGATAATTTACCTGATGCTCGTATAGCTAATTTTAATAAAGAACCTTTACCATTACAAGATAATGAAGTTGATTTTTCTATATCATTTGAAGTTATAGAACATATGTTCTCAACATATGGTTTCTTAAGTGAGTTAGCTAGAATAAGCAAGTATGGTTTTATGATTAGTAAACCAAATACAGACTATGATGGTTTAGATTCTCATTGGTATGGTGAAAAATATTTCTTCGATACAGGCACTCCTTTATTTGATGGTGATGTTAGATTTGAACATATTAACTTTATTCCAAACTATGAATTATTTGGTTTTGGTAAAGTATTAGGATATGAAGTAACATTATTAGACCAACCAGATGAGGAAATGCAATTTTTCTTATTTATTAAAAAAGAATTAATAACGGAATAATGAAAATAGCTTTTTTTACTGAAATGCTCTTCCAAGGTAAGATACCCCGTAATCATGATAACATGAGAACTGAGTTCGCTTGGATGGTTGCTTTAGATGCTGACCATTACAATATAAAATCTATACCTGAAGAGAATTATGACTTAGGTATTGTTATTATACCTAAAAAGAATCCTGACTTTAATATAGACAATTTAAAACAAAGTTGTAATAAAGTAGCTGTGATGCAAGAAGGACCTAATTGGTTTTGGCAAGATTATGATTTGCCTAAACAAATATGGTACTTTAATACTTTAACATCAGCGGATATTATTTTTGTCCATAACATAGTTGATAAAACATATTATGAAGGTTTAACTAATCATAAGGATGTTAGGGTACTTCAATCACTAATGATAGAAGATGCTATTGATGTAGATGCTTTAATGCCTGATAAATACAGAGGTGAAGTAATAGTAGGAGGAAATTTTGTCTCATGGTATGGTGGATTTGATTCTTATACTGTAGCAAGTGAAATATCAGATAAAGTATTTGCTCCATCAATGGGTAGAAAACAAATAGGTGAAGAACAATTATTAACTCATTTACCTTATCTAAATTGGAGAGATTGGATTACTCAATTAAGTAAATTCAAATATGGAGTTCACCTAATGAGAACACATGCTGCAGGTACATTTGCTTTAAACTGTGCTTATTTAGGTATACCTTGTATTGGTTATCATGGATTAGATACTCAAGAAGTATGTCATCCTGATTTAACAGTTGAAGTAGGAGATTTGGTTACTGCAAAGAAACTAATTAACTTACTTAAGAATGATAGTATATTTTATACTGAATGTAGTCAAGCAGCTAGATATGGGTATAAAAGAGTATTTAGTGAAGAACAATTTATAAAACGATTTAATAAATAATGAAAGAAAGTCAAAATACACCAATTGAAGATTTAGATAGATTATCATATCCAGCTTCATCAACATCAATAGACAGATATATATTTGCTAACCATTGGACTAAAGGTAAAACTGTATTAGATGCCGCGACAGGGAAAGGATATGGTGCTGGTATATTATTAAGTTTAGGAGCTAAAAAAGTAGTTGGGATAGATATTGATACTGAAGGTATAGAGGAAGCTAAAACTAGAATAGCTAGTCCTAATTGTGATTATTTAGTTTGTGATATATTTAACTTACAAAACCATTTTAAAGAAAATGAATTTGAAGTTTGTACATCAATAGAAACATTTGAACATTTACCTCCAGAACGTATTGATGACTATTTACAAAGTTTAAGATATTGTACTTCAGAAACTATTATTATTACTACTCCACAACGTAAAACACCAATTTGGAAGTATGATGGTGGTACTCATTTATATGAATATGATCAAAATGAAATGTATGATATATTAACTAAAAATTTTAAAGATGATGAAGTGACAGCTATGGGATTAGTTGAACATCAATTACCAAACGGACAGTGGGGTACAGATATTACAACTGATTTAAATCAAGCTTGGGTCTTCTTTTGTATAGTTAATTTAAAAAAATAATTATGAAAGCATTAATAACAGGTGGAGCAGGATTTGTAGGTACAAATCTAATTAAAGTTCTATTAAAACAAAATTATGAAATAGTATCAGTTGATAATTATAAAACAGGTACTCAATTGAATCACCAACCAGGAGTTAGGTATATTGATTTTGATATTAGACATATAATTGATTATTCAGCATGGGGTAAGTTTGATGTAGTGTACCATTTAGCTGCTATAGCTAGAATACAACCATCATTTATAAATCCAATTGATTATTTTACAACTAATGCTAATGGTACTTTACAAATAGCTCAATATTGCTCTAAAAATAATATACCACTTATATATGCTGGTAGTAGTTCTCATCACTCAGGTAAGTTTAAGAATCCTTATACATTTAGTAAAGATGTAGGTGAGGAAATTATTCAATTGTATCAACAGCATTTTGATTTACAAGCATCTATAACTCGTTTTTATAATGTTTATGGTCCTCATCATTTAAAAGAAGGCGGATATTGTACTGTGATTGGCAAATGGGAAAAAGCAATTGAAGAACATCAATCATTAGTAATATATGGGGATGGTACTAAACGTAGAGATTTTACTCATATTGATGATATTGTAAATGCTTTATTATTAGTTAAAGAAAATAATGCTTGGGGACATATATTTGAATTAGGTAGAGGTAAAAACTATTCAATCAAAGAAATAGCTGATATGTTTAACCAAGAAGTAGAATATAAAGATGATAAACCAGGTGAAGCTCAAATCACATTATGTGATTATAGTTTAGCTAATGAAGTATTAGGTTGGGAACCAACTATTAATATTGAAGATTATATAAAAAATTATTTCAATGGATAAAATAACATTTGTATTACCAAGTAGAAATAACTTAGAATTTTTAAAGTTAGCTTATACTTCAATTCGTAATTTAGAAACCAAACATGAAGTATTAGTTTTAGATGATGCTAGTGTAGATGGTACTCAAGAATGGATTAAATCACTAAACGATGAAGACCTAATTACATATCACAATCCAGGACCTGAACGTATTGGTATCGTAGGTATGTTTGATAAAGGTATTGAGATGGCTAGAACAGAAATTATATTTGCATTTCATGCTGATATGGTAGCGTGTAAAGATTTAGATAAAAACATTTTAAAACACTTAAAACCAGGTGTAGTAGTAAGTGCTACAAGAGTTGAACCACCATTACACCCGTCTGGAGTAGAGAAGATAACTGTTGATTTTGGAATTGAAGCTGAACAATTTAGCTTTGATAAATGGTATACTGAGAGTGAATCATTAAAAGAAGATAAAACAACTGAAGGTATATTTGCACCTTGGTGTATGTATAAATCAGATTTCTTAGGACATGATGAGTTATTTGCTCCTCAATCTAAAGAAGATAGTGATTTGTTTAATCGTTTTATATTAAATGGTTATCAAGTAATTCAATCATGGGATGCTTTAGTTTATCACTTTACTAGTAGAGGAAGTAGGTTTAATACACACGCTGGAGGTGCAGCAGGTAAGAATAGTGAAGAATGGATTCATACAACAAATAAAAACGCTAGAAACTTTATTCGTAAGTGGGGACATTTTGTTAAGCATGATGCTTACATGAAACCAATTATACCTCATAAGTACAATATTGGGTTTGTAGTTGATAAATGTACTTTACAATTAATGAGTGCTTTAGAACCATGGTGTAGTACTTTATATACTGATGATGAAATGTGTGTTATTGAATCACATTATTTAGATTTGGAACAACCCAGCACTAAAATTGACTTAAAACAACGTTTAAAATTATTTAAACACACGGTTCCTGATAATGACATAATAATTGAGTTTGATGGTTCTAAGTTGGATCAAGAGCATTTTAATATATTGATGCAACTACCTGAAATCATAGCTGACTCAGGTGAAATAGGTAAATTTGAATTAGGTATATTTAAAATAGATGTTCGTTCATTAACTACTTATGAGCATGATTTAACTCATATTTATAACAAATAGTAAATATGGCTAAGAAAACTGAAAGAACTATACCTAAGATGATAGTCAATATCAATGGTGAAGGTAAAGCAGATATTGAAGCGTTAAGTAATAATGAAGTATTCTCAACAGCTGTATTTAAAGAAGCATTTGAGGGTATTAAAGACGCTATTAAAACTAAATCTAAAACAGCAGTGTTATTTGAATTAGGAAGAAGTGAATATTATATTGAAATTGAAAAACGAGACTGGGAACAAGCATTACAATCCTGTATGGATAGATTTGTGGAGGAAGAGAAATATGAGGAATGTGTTAGGATAAAAGATGTTATAGAAAAAATAAAATAGGAGTGATATGGAAGGTTATGATGATATAAAGAAAGCAATTGATCAATTACTTAAAGTAAACTCAACTGTTAAACGAAAGAAAAAAGCATACTTAGATAAACAAAAAGATTTATTTATAAGTATTATAATGGCAATGCAAGCGGTTCTAGTTAGAACTGCTTTAGTTAATAGTGAGTTAAAAGTAGATTTTTCTACTTATAATGAAATGTTTTTACAACTTATAGATTCACTTATATTACTCCATTTTGGTAAGGAAGGATTTGAAGTAATTAATTTTTACTTATATGATAAGTTTAATCCAGATGGAACAGTTAATGAATTATTTGATGATGAAGATAAAGTAGTACCATCTGAAACACCTGAAGATATTTGGAACATATTATCTAAGTTAAAGTCAGACAATGAAAAATAGTTATGTTACCAAAACCATTATTGAAATCTGATATTGAACGAGCGATGGCTATGACTAAATCGAACCGCGCTGCGGCTAGATACCTTCATTGCTCATACATCCACTATAAAAAATGGGCTAAGAATTTCTCTGATAACAATGGAATATTATTATTTGATAAACATAAGAACCAATCAGGTAAAGGCATATCTAAATTCTTAACTAATAAAGGTAAGGAACCAGCTCTAAAAGATATAATTGAAGGTAGAGTACCTATTGACTCATATACACCTGAGAAATTAAAGAATAGATTAATACAAGAGAGTTATTTACAAGAATGTTGTAACAAATGTCAATTTCAAGAACGTAGAGTATCTGATTATAAGGTACCCTTAATACTTAATTTTAAAGATAATAATAAAAAAAATTGGTCACTTGATAATTTAGAGCTACTTTGTTACAACCATTATTTCCTATATGTTGGTAATATCTTTACTAACAAACAAATACAACACATAGAAGATTATAATCCATCTACATTCCAATCTAAAGTTGATTGGGAAATGGATGACCACTTCAAAGAACATTTACAACAACTAGGTATAGTTGATGAAGACCATGAACCAGGCTCAGAATTTATTTCTAAGGTCTGACCGTAAACCAATTATTATATTTATTATATAAAATTAAGGTTATGTTATACGATGTGAATATTGTTTATGATAATGGACAGACCACGAGTGAGATTATTTACTCAACCACACCACCATCATTTTCTCCCAAACGTGATAAGATTAGATCAGTAACTGTACGCGCCCACAAATACGAAGTGGAAGGTTCATTCCATCCTGGGTTACATATATCTGATGATGGTAAAAAATATATTATACCTAAATGGATTGAAGTACATCCAGAAACAACTTACAATGATGTAGTTTGGATACAACCAAAACAAAAGAAAGTAATTGAACATATACAAGGTTCAGTTGGGGTGTATAAAACTATGTTCGATCCAAATAAAAATAAATATACTTGTTCATGTATGGGTTTTTGGAGGAGCAAGGGTAATTGTAAACATGTGATAGCACTTAAAGAAAAACATTTGGTTTCCAAAGTCAAGTAAATTATATTTACAATATGAAAAAAAATAATAGTGAAATATTTTTAGGTGGAGGGCATTTAAATATCCAATCAGCTAATTATGTTCAAACCTATAATTCATTACAATTAATTACAGTTGATGATGGGGCAATTGAGTTGAATATTGAGATAAAAGCTGATTTTAGTAAAATACCTGAAAAGTATCATGAGGTGTTTTTAAATATGTTTTCATCAAAGTATGTAGGTGTAACATCATTTGGAGATAATCCATTTAGTATTTGTAAACCAACACTTAAAAAGAAATGGTATCAATTTTGGAAAAAAATAAAATAAATTATATGTTAACAGTAGAGTATTACACAGCACCATGGTGTGGACCATGCAAAGCATTTGGCCCAATAGTAGAGTTAGTAATGAATGAAAAAGGAGTAAGTGACTATAGAAAAATAGATGTGGACGATAATAGAGAAGTAGTCATGACTAATGGTATATCAAGTGTTCCTACCCTTATATTTAAAGTAGGTGAGGAAATTGTTCATAGACAAACAGGAGCAATGAGTCCTGTACAATTAGCAACCATGGTCGATCGTTATAATAGCTAGGTTGACCCCGGTTTGTAATGTAAATTTATTATATAATAAAAATAAAAAGTTATGAATATGAAAGCATTTACAGAATTGACCATGGAGCAAATTAAACATGACGCTCCAAGTATTTTCCAAACACAACAAAAGTCAGGGTTAAGTGAACACTACGTGCACATTCCAACTGATAGAGTAATTAGCGACATGATGGAGTTAGGATGGAAACCGGTTCAAGCGGTTGAAATCAAAGCTCGTAAGGCTAGTACTAAAGGGTTCCAACGCCACATGATTAAGTTTTTTAATCCGGATATTGTAATTGAAGGTTCGGATGGTGATAATGTATTTCCTCAAATACTATTAACAAATAGCCATGATGGTTTGAGTTCATTTAAGTTCCAAATTGGGTTATTTAGATTAGTATGTTCTAATGGATTAGTAGTATGTGATACCAATTATGGTGATTTTAAATTACGCCATATGGGTTATACATTTGAGGAATTACAGACTAAAGTAAGTGAAGCGGTTGGATCGTTTCCAGGGTTAGTTGAGAAAATTAACAAATTGCAAAACGTTGAATTGAGTGATAAACAAATCGCTACGTTCACTAAAAAAGCAGCTGCGATCCGTTTTGGTGAAGGTGTTAAAGTGAATTTAGATGAGTTATTAGTGCCTGAACGTGTTGCGGATGAGGGTAATAACTTATGGGTTGTGTTTAACCGAGTTCAAGAGAAATTAATTAGTGGTGGTTGTAGTTATACATCAGGCGCTAAAATTAGAAAAGCTAGAGCAGTTAAGAACTTTAGCCAGGATTTAAAGATTAATGAATCGCTTTGGGAATTGGTTGAGGAGTATGTTTAATACTCCTTACCATAAAATATTTATATACAAATATGTAAGATGGTATTTGAATTTAACTCAGTCAGTGAATTTAAGTCTAAAATTGAAAATAAAGACATATTAATATCTACTGAGATATATAAACAAATACATAAAGCGATTAACGATAAACGAAGACGTAAAAAAGTTACAGCGTTTGTAGCTAAAATAAAAAACGATGTTATTGAATTTATTTTAGAACGTGATCAATGGGTTGTGTCATTAAATACTTGTTTAGATGTATTTGCTCAAAACGATATGTTTGAGGAATGTATTGAAATTCAAAAAATGTTAAAACAACTAGACCATGAACACAATAGAGATAAATAGGAAAAACGCTGTTAAGATATTTGATTGGTGTAAGAAAACATTTGGGATGAGTACTATTAATGGTACATATCCAAGATTAGTATTCCATAGGACCGGTAAGAAATATGCTGGATGGTATGATCCATGGAAGAATGAAATACATGTTTTCAAACAAAAGCATAGAACATTTATGGGGTTCATAGGGACTATAATTCATGAGTTTACTCATTATCATCAGAGTATAAAACGTGAGTACCATAAATTAGATAAGATTTATTCTTATAAAAATCATCCACATGAACGTGAAGCGAATAGGATAGAGAGGAAGTATAAGTGGATGTGTTATTATGAAATTTTCAGCCCGAATGAGGCTATGAAATAAAGAAGGTTCATACTTTTAATTTTTATTACCCCCTGACCGTTTCTACGGTTGGGGCATTTTTTTTATATTTATAGTAGACAACTATTATTCACGAATCCATCTTATATGTTAATCCAATGTTTAAAAATCCATTTGAAAAATTTGCAGACAAATTGCTTGGACATGATAAGAAAGGACAAGAATTAAAAAAGTACAACATTGATTTAAGTAGTGTACTAGGTGAAGGTATTGACCAAGAAGAATTACAACATAATGAAAATAGAAAATTAGTAGGTTTAACTAAAACCTGTCTAATGAATAGGGTACATTTCTGGGTACGTAAACCAGGTGACCATACCGCTCGTATCGCTTACATTGAACGAGATATTAAACAAGCAGCTACTATATGTGAACGTATTAATAAAAAGACATATAGTAAGGAAGACATTACATCATTAAAAGCCATACTATCCAAACACGGTTGTGTTTGATTGACCGCGGCTCCTACACTATCTTTATTATATAATAAGAAAGTATGGAAAACGATTACGAATATTTACTAGAATTAATTGAAGCGGAATTGACCGTGACTGAGGCAATCATGAGTCAATACGACATTTGATTGACCGCGGTTATTTAGTTAAATTTATTATATAATAAGAAATAAAAGTTATGAGATTAAGTATTGAAGTATTAAAGAAAATTGAGAGTGAATTAGGTGAGTTTGATATCTCACAAGTTATGGGTGGTACAAATGACATGTATCTTAGATTTGGGTATTGGAATCAAATCAACACAGGTAAACTATCAGAAATTTTAGGTACAGCTATTATAGTAGAAGAAGATAGTGATTATGATGATGATTGTGGTCACAAGTATATGTACCGATTGTTTGATACTATTTTTTACAATAAAACTAAATTAAATGAGCTTTACTAAAGAAGATTTTGAAGAGTATGATGGCCAATATTTTGTAGGCCATGTAGTAGATATTGATGGTTCACCTTGGGTGGATGAGGAAACATTAGAACTAGTTTTACTAGAATTAAATTCAGGAGTAAATGACCATGTCACGTTTGCAGTTCCAAACAGACCAGAAGTTGTTTATACACAAGTAATGCCTGATGATAAATTAAATTGGTTACACTTAAACTAATAAAAATAAAAGTTATGAATACAAAACAAGTTTTATACAACGCTCTTAAGAGTCAATTAGATGCTAAAAAAGCTGAAGGTGATAAATATAATGATGAGGTATATACACCAGCTATTAATGAGTTAAAGTCTAGAGTAAATGAATGGTTATATCAAAATACAGATATAACAGCTAATGAAGTTACATTTCAAGGTAATGGAATTGAGTTCACTTATGGTAATGAGCATATTAAAAGAATTAATATTAGTGTTAAACATAGATACGATAGTAAACCAATATGTGCTGAGTTATCTTGGCGTAGTGGAGAATACTCAAAATATGATTCTGATTATAAAAACTACTTACATGACTTAGGTGTTTTAACTAATGAATTTGATAAAATTGAAACTAAATTATTTGAGTGGAGAGGTGAAAATAGCGCAATAGAAAAAGCATCTCACGCGTTCCATGAGGATTATAACACATTAAATAGTGCACTTAATAAATTAGCAACTGAGATAAGTACTGATGTTAGAGAGTCAATGAAACAACTTGGTTTTGAAATTAAGACATTTAAACAGACAAGTCAACTTGATTGGAATTATAAAGATTCTGAGAAAGAATATCAAATTATTAGAAGAGATAAAACAATTCAGCTTCAATATGGTCGCTCACAATATGATACAACATGGGTTTGTGGATTTAAAGTATTAGGTAAAAAAGGAAATAAATATAAAGTAGAAGTATATAGAGAAGGCCGTGAAATACCTCAAGAATATAGTGTGTTAGAGAAAAAATTTGAATCGTTTATTGAGAATGCTCATTATTGGGAAAATAGTCAAGCCGATCATGATGCTGAACGTGTTCAAAGACAATATAATGAAAGAACAGCTGACCTAAGTAAATAAATTATTATTAATTATAAAATAAATGTTATGGCAAAGAAATTCACACTCGAAAAAGAAGTTGAGTACAAAAACGGACAAGTAAACACTTGGTATTACATTAAATTAGATGAAGATGGTAGTTCACAATTCATTGATTTATGTAAAGATAATGAAGAAAAAGCACTTGAATTACTAGAATCAGCTATTCAGAAATGGGTACCAGCTAGTAGAACACTTATTAAAGAAGTAATTATTGACTAATGAACAAACATGAAAAAGATAAATGGGTGGCTAAGCAACTTATAGATGAAATGTTCTTAATTGCTGGCCACCCAGATGTTACTTATGAGGATATAATTGATAGGAAAGACAGTTGGTGGATGGATTGGGGAATGACTCTAGAACAAAACGAACAGTGGAAACAAGCAGGTATTAAAATACTACAGCGTGAATATAGATGGCCTAAATATAGGGCTGTAAAAGAAATGGATATGATGAGTTTATTATATGGATTAAAATTTATTGATTATGAAATATAAAGTAATTAGAGTAGGAGATAACACAACTAAATATGGAGGTGTTATTGATTGGGTTGAATGGAATGATGATAGAACATTTAACTCCAAATATGATGTAATAGGTATTGGACGTAGTTTAGTATTAGATTTTAATATGGGTACATTTAAATGGATGACAACTCCAGTAACTGAGATTTTGGAAAACAAGGAAAACTATATTAAATTTAATACACAAAATAGTACCTATGAAGTATTTATTGGACAAAGTGAAACAAGTATACCATAGTATAACAGGTACAAGTAGTACTACAAGTACTAATACTATAGGAACAATGACTACAGGAACAAGTACTGGTACATTGACTGTTAATAATCCTAACTACACTATATATAGTGGTGGTAATGTTGGTATAGGTACAGGTACTGGTAATGCTTACTCAACGTGGAGCCATGATGATGGAAATGCTGCTAAACGTAAGTTAAAAAGACGATTATGGGTTATACAACATAACAAAACATGGACACACGAAATGGATGATGATATGTTTGAGAGTGTTTGTAGTATGTTAACATCAGAACTTAAAGCGGATAATGTTGTAGCTAAAGAAATTATATTCAATAGTAAAATGTGTCTTAAGTATAGGAAATATTTCGCTAATAATTTTAGATATAAACTAGAACCATCTAAGTTTGAGAAAATAGGATTTAATATAACAGGAGGACATTATACAACAAGTATTAACTCAGGTTATTATACTAATCTAACAGGAACAATAATAACAACAACATCAGGAACAGGATTAATAAATTCACTTACAACAAGTGGAACAACATTAATATCTAATAAATCAGCTAAATAATAAGTTATGAGTGGCAATATGGTTAATTATAGTTGGCAAAAACGAATGGATCATAATAGTAAATTAGATCCACCTGATTTTCTTTACCGTTACAATAGTGATAAAACAGCTAGGAAGTTATTAAGTAAAAAATTAAATGCTATTCAAACACATCCATCTAGATGGATACATGAAGTGGATGATGATATGTTAGAATCAATTAGTATGATGCTTAAATCAGAAGATAAAACTAATATAAACATGGCTAAGGATATAGTATTTAAAAGTAAATTAAACTATAATCAAATTAGATATTTAGTAAGCAATCATTGTTATGTTTTATCAAATAACACCCCAGAGCCAATAGCATATTATGACGCAGGTTAATGATAGT